CCTCTCTTTTAACGGTATTCCCCAATTCGTATGAAGCGCAACCGATCGGACAGTGCAGCGAGCGCCGTGAAAGCCATGGTCAACGCGGCGCTCCCGGACATCGAGGTGCCGTCGCACATCCTCCTGAGCGATGAGGCGATGCGCTTCTGGGGTGGCATCACGCGCGCACGTGCGCGCGAAGAGTGGCGAGAAGTCGATCTGGTCGTGGCCGCGCAATTGGCGGAGTGCCAGGCGCTGATCGAACAGGAATCGATCGAGCTTCGGACCGAGGGCACGATTCAGACGAACGACCGGGGGACGAAGGTCGAGAACCCGCGCAATCGGGTGATCCAGAACCTGGCGACCCGAGAAATGGCGCTCATGCGCACTTTGCTGATGGGCGGCAAGGCGAGCGGTGACCCGCGGAGCTTCGCTGGAGCCCGAAAGACGGAGGCCAGTGCCCGCAAGGTCCGGGCAGAGTTGGAAGACGACGACGAGTTGCTCGCCACGTGAAAGCGAAACTGACGCGCGGCCAGAAGGTTTGCGCGTTTATTGAGCGGTTCTGCCAGGCGCCCGAAGGCGATCACATTGGCAAGCCGATCAAGCTCGAGGCGTTCCAGCGCCGGTTCATTCTGGAAACGTACGACAACCCGATCGGCACGCACAGCGCGTACCTGTCGATCGCCCGGAAGAACGGCAAGACCGCACTCATCGCGGCAATTCTGCTGGCGCACCTGTGCGGCCCGGAGGCAGTGCGCAACTCGCAGATCGTGAGCGGCGCGCAATCGAAGGAGCAGGCCGCGGTCATCTTCGAGTTGGCCCGCAAGATGGTGGAGATGAGCCCGCAGCTCTCTTCGCTGGTGCGGATCCAGCCGAGCGGCAAGCGATTGATCGGTCTGGCGCGCAATGTCCTGTACCGGGCGCTCGCGGCAGAAGGAAAGACAGCGCACGGCCTGTCGCCAATCCTCGCAATCCTCGATGAAGTCGGACAGGTGGTCGGCCCGACGGACAATTTCGTGTCGGCGATCACGACGGCGCAGGGTGCGTACACGAATCCGCTGCTGATTGCGATCAGCACGCAGGCGCCGACCGACGCCGACATGTTCTCGACGTGGATCGATTCGCAGAAGGCGGCTCCGGATCCTCGTGTGGTGTGCCACGTGTACGCGGCGCCCGAAGACTGCGAGTTGGACGACAAAAAGGCGTGGGCAGCGGCCAATCCGGCGCTGGGCAAGTTCCGGTCGATGGCCGATGTCGAGCGCCAGGCAAAACGAGCGATCGACATGCCGGCCAACGAGCCGGAATTCAGGAATTTGACGCTTAACCAGCGCGTCGAGGCTTCAAGCCCGTTCGTCCCGCGCTCGGTTTGGCAGGCGAATGGGGCTGAGCCGGCCGCGCTCGAGAAGCAAAAAGTCTTCGGCGGACTTGATCTCTCGAGCGTGAACGACCTCACGGCCCTCGTTTTGGCGACCGAAAGCGGCGATGTGCAGCCCACTTTCTGGCTGCCGGAGCAGGGATTGGCCGAGAAGAGCAAGAAAGATCACGTTCCGTACGACCTTTGGGCGAAGCAAGGCCTCCTCATCACGACGCCGGGCCGAGCGATCGAATACGAGTTCGTCGCGGAGTACCTGCGAGGCGTGTTCGACCGCTACGACGTGCAGTCGATCGGGTTCGATCGCTACAACATGCGCTTCCTGAAGCCGTGGCTTGAAAAGGCCGGGTTTTCGGAGGCCGAGATGGAGCGGTTCGTTGAATTCGGCCAAGGTGTTGTCAGCATGACGCCCGCCCTGCGCGAGCTGGAGGTTCGCCTCTTGAACGTCCAACTCAAACACGGGAACCACCCGATCATGAACATGTGCGCATTCAATGCGAAGGTCGTCGGCGATTCCGGCGCCCGGAAGTTCGACAAGGCGAAGGCCCGGGGTCGGATTGACGGCATGGTTGCGCTCGCGATGGCAGTTGGTGTGATGCCGACCGCCGCGGAAGAGAATGGTCTGGGCGATTCTCTGGACAACCCCATCTTCCTATGAAGATTGGCGAGGTTCTGTCACGTGCAGCGGGCTTTCTCGGCGGCAAGAAGTCGATCGGCACAGCCGAGAGCGGCTTTGTCTCGCGATGGGGGTGGGCGCACCAAAGTTGGTCGGGCAAAACGATCAATCAGGAGACCGCGCTTCAGAATGACACCGTTTGGGCGTGCGTGAAGTTGATCTCCGAGGCCGTTTCGACGTTGCCTCTCGGCTTCTACGAGCGCACAGCGGACGGCGGGCGCAAGATCGCGTCCGGCGAGCGCCTGTACGACCTCCTGCACAACGAGCCGAATGCGCGCATGTCCGCGGTGAGCTACTGGCAGGCGGTTGTCGCCTCGATGCTCCTGTGGGGCAACGCGTACACCGAGATCATCCGCAACGGGGGCGGGAAAATCGTCTCTCTGCAGTTCCTGAGCCCCGAAGGGATGCGGCTCCCGCGGGGCGCCGATGGTCTGCTTCGATACGAGTACGTCGAGAACGGGAAAACACGCCAGATCGGCCGCGCGAACGTGATGCACATCAAGGCATTCACTCTCGACGGTGAGATCGGGCTATCGGCCATCCAGTACGGCTACAACTCGATCGGGAGTGCGCTCGCAGCCGACCAGGCCAGCGACGAAACCTTCAAAGACGCCTCTCGAGCGAGCGGAATCTTGACCGTTGACGCGCTGATGAAGCCCGGTCAGCGCGACGAGATTCGAGCTCACGCGAAAAAGGTGTCGAGCGAAGGCGGCGTGTACGTGCTCGAGAAGGGCGTGGGCTTCTCGTCACTGCGGTTTTCTCCGGCTGATGCCGAGCTCCTGGCGTCCCGTTCGTTCTCTGTCGAGACGATCTGCCGCTGGTTCCGGGTGCCGCCGGTGATGATTGGCCACGGCGACAAGCAGTCGAGCTGGCCGACTAGCACGGAAGCCCAAGGGGCACTGTTCCTTCGGTATGTGCTGCGCTCTTGCCTTCTCGGCATCGAACAGGAGATCCGACGGGCGCTGTTGACGCCGGCCGAGCGCGTGAAGTACTTCGCCGAATTCTCGATCGAGGGCTTGCTGCGGGGCGACTCAGCGGCGCGCGCGTCGTTCTACACAACCGGTCTGCAAAACGGCTGGATGACCCGAAACGAGGTGCGCAGGCTTGAAAACCTGCCGCCGGTCGATGGCGGCGACGTGCTCACGGTGCAATCGAACATGATTGCGCTGGACATGCTGGGCAAGACGCCCGACGGCGCCAGCGCTCGAGACGCACTGAAGGCGTGGCTCGGCGCATTGGAAAAGGACTCGCAAGCATGAAACTGCACCGCAAAGACGACGATCTCGACACCAAGCACCGCATTGACATCGCGTTCAAGGCCGACAAGGTGAACGACGACGGCACGTGGACCGGCTACGGCTCAAAGTTCGGCAACGTCGACAGCTATGGCGAGATCGTCGCCAAGGGCGCGTTTGCAAAGAGCCTGGCCGAGATCAAGGCATCGGGCGATCCGCTGCCGGCGCTGTGGCAGCACCGGTCCGGTGAGCCGATCGGCTATTACGACCTGCTGACCGAAGATGACCAGGGCCTTAAGGTCGCGGGAACGCTGCTGGTCAACGACATCACTCGAGCCCGCGAGGCCTACGCGCTGATGAAGGCTCGCGCGATCAAGGGCATGTCCATCGGGTACTACGTCCGCGACTCGTCATGGGACGAGAAGACCGGGATTCGCACGCTGAAAGAAGTTGAGCTGGTTGAGATCAGCATCGTGACCTTCCCGGCGAACCCGGCAGCACAGATTGACGCATTCAAGTCGAAGCTCGCCAAGGGCGCGACCAAGAGAGAGATCGAAGACCGCCTGAGGGATTCAGGCGTTTCGAAGCAGGAGGCGGTTGCTATGGCAAGCATCGTCTCTGAAGGGGATGACCGGAGGGATTCCGGCGCCAAACACGACGCCGAAGTATTGGCTTTGCTCAAGAGCTTTCAGCTCTAAGCGAGCCACACCCACCACTGAAAGCCGCCCACCGAGGCGGCTTTTTGCATTGAAAGGCACACAAGATGGAAACCATCGAAATCAAGACTGCGCTGGACGAGATCCGCAAGCAGTCGGAGAAAACGCACGACGCGGTCAAAGAGATCGCCGAAAAGGCGCTCGCCGAAGCGGCCAAGGGCATCAACATGTCGCAGTCGGCCAAGGACAAGGCCGACGAGATGCTGACCAAGCAGAACGAGCTCGTCGCCGAAGTGCGCGACCTCGAAAAGAAACTGGCCGAGGGCGGCCGCGGTGGCGTTGCCGAGCGTCAGAAGTCGTACGGCGAACAGGTTGTCGACTCCGAGCAGTTCAAGCGCTTCAAGGCGAATGGGCACGCCGGCTCGATGAAGCTCGAAATGAAGGCTGTCACCTCGACCGCCGCCGGTGCGTTGATTCGCCCGCAGTACGAAACGGAACCTGTGGCGCTGCCCAAGCGCGGCTTCACGATCCGCGACCTGCTGCCCGTGGTGCCGATCGCCACCAGTTCGGTCGACTATCCGAAGCAGGCCACGCGTACGAACGCCGCTGCGACGGTCGCTGAATCGGCCGCGAAGCCGTACTCGGACTACACGTGGACGAACGCCACCGCCCCGGTGCGCGTGATCGCCCACTTGGCAAAACTCACCCGCCAAGCGATGGACGACGCGCCGCGCCTGGTCGGTGAAGTCGATGCCGAGTTGCGCTACGGCCTGGCCCTGGTCGAAGAAGCCCAGATCCTGAACGGCAACGGCACTGGCCAGAACTTGAGCGGCATCGTGACGCAGGCAACCGCCTACGCGTCGCCGATGGTCTACGCCACCCCGACGCTGATCGACATGCTGCGCCTTGCTCAGTTGCAAGGCACGCTGGCGCTCTACCCGCCGGACGGCATCGTCATGAGTCCGCAGGACTGGGCCTTCATCGAGCTGATGAAGACCACGGACGGCGCCTACCTGTTCGCCAATCTGCAGGGCTCGATCCAGAAGCGTCTCTGGGGCCTGCCGGTGGTGGACACCCCGGCGATGGAGGTCGACAAGTTCGTCGTTGGCAACTTCCAAGTCGGCGCCACGCTGTACGACCGCATGGGCGTCGAGGTGCTGATCTCCACAGAGAACGTGGACGACTTCGAGAAGAACCTCGCCACGATGCGCTGCGAAGAGCGTCTGGCGCTCGCTGTGAAGCGCCCGGGCGCCTTCATCTACGGCGACTTCGGCCGCGTGGCCTGATGACCTTGGGGCGCCGGCTCCGGCTGGCGTCCCGCTCTTTGGGGAAGAACATGAAGATCAAATTGCTGCGTAGCGTGCTGGTAGGTGATGCCGATACGGCGGTGACGAGCGGTGGAACCGTGGTCGAGCTCGACTCGGCAAAGGCCAAGGAATTCGTCGAGCTCGGTCTCGCAAAAGAAGTGGCGGACGGCAAGACGGAAGCCAAGAAGGCGCCTGAGCCCGAAAACAAGATGGCTGCCGCGCCGGCCAACAAGTCGAAGAAGTAATGCTCATCGACCTGGCGACCGCAAAGCTGCACCTTCGGGTGGGCGACGACGAGGACACCCTTGTCACGCTCTACCTGAACGCGGCTGAGCGGTCCGCTGCGCTGTTTCTGAACCGAAACGTGTACGCGGACATCGCCGAGCTTGCGGCGGCCATTGCGGCGGTCCCTGTGGCCTTGGCGAGCGCGACCGCTGCGTTCTACGCGGCGACGATGGCGGCCGATTCGCTCGCCGATGAAACCGAGCGCCTTGCTGCGGTCAGTTTTGCGAGCACGGTCTACCTCGAGGCTCAAGCGAGCGCGCGCATGGTGCGCGCCGGAATCGTGGTGGACGACGTTGTCAAGGCGGCGATCCTGCTGATGCTCGGGCACCTGTATTCGAACCGGCAGGAAGTGCAGGCCGGCGCAGCGGTGCAGATTCCGATGGGGGTGCACTCGTTGCTCTACCCGTTCAGGGTTGGGCTCGGCGTCTGATGGACATCGGAACCCTGCGCAACCGCATCACGATCCAGCGCCCGGCGGAAACGTTCGACGCGATCGGGCAGCCGGTTGCGGGGTGGGCGATCGTCGCCGCGGTCTGGGCTGACGTTCACTTTCTCTCTGGCCTGGAAGCAATTAAGGCAGACGGCCCGGTGAACGCCATCAAGGCGAGCGTCCGGATTCGCTATCGCGCCGATGTCACCGGCTCCATGCGGGTGCTGCTTTCGACGGGCCAGTTGCTGGACGTGCGCGCGGTTCTGCCCGACGTTGCTCGGCGCGAGTTTGTCGACCTGGTGTGCGAGTCGGGGCAGAACAATGGCTGATGGATTGATGTCGGCCGAGTTCAGCTTAGATGACCAGCTCGACAAGTTCGAGGCGTCGATCGGCGAGAAGGTGATTCTGGGCGGCGTGGCTGCGGCTGCGCGCGTGTTCTATGACGAGGTGAAGCTGAACGCATCCGGCGTTCGTGGTCACCCGAAGCAGCAAAGCGGCGATCTGTACGACTCGATCTATCGCGCCTACGCAGAGAAAGAGGCGACGCCGCAAGTCAAGAGCTACTTTGTGTCGTGGAACAAGTCGAAGGCGCCGCACGGCCACCTGATCGAGTTCGGGACATCGCAAGCGCCGGCCTATCCCTTCGTGCGGCCCGCGTTCGGCCTGGCGAATGAAGCCGGCCGAGTCGGGCTCGCGCGCATGGCCGAGGTTCTGTCGCTCGTGGAGTCGAAGT